AGCGTCTAGTGGCACCCGAGTGCTACACTCTTTGGACGCCAGCGCTCCGGTTCTTACCGGGTCCAATCGCTGGAATCCCCACGCGGATGTGGCGGAATCGGTAGACGCGCTAGTTTCAGGTTCCAAAGAGTTTTTCACCACGTAAGTGGAGGGGTCACGGAGAAATCCTTGGCCCCATTTGTTTTCTCAACCAATACACTACGGTATAAATAGTTATTCCGTATCTAGCTTGCAGTCTCATGTTTATTTATGGCTACACCCGCACAGATCGAAGAGCAGGTACAACTAGAAAGAGACCAAATACGCAAGGGAATACTTAAACTTAAAACCAACACACAACAACTAGAAGAGCGTGATTATGCAAGTGCCACTGTGTACGGTGCATCCAGTATCCGTGCAGTGTTGCCGGCGGTAGTTGAAAAGATCGAAGCAACACGCTCACGCCTTGCACGTGGCTCCAACGGTCCAGCATTCAGAGAGATTAAAACATATCTCGATGAATTGGAAACATTGGCACTTGCTACCATTGCTTTAAAACTTACATTTGATCGAGTATTCAGTGTCAAACCAAAGCAGGCACTAGTACCAAATGTAACCGGTGGTATTGGTCGAGCAATTCAAGACGAATTGCAAATGCGGTACTACGAAAACACAGCACCCGGGCTGCTGAACTGCATCAAGCAGAAGTATTGGCACAGCAGCATGGGTACCCAACAAAAGGTACGCAGTACCGCCACGCTCATTAACCGCACCGATGTCAAGCCGTGGAAAACATGGCCTAACACAATCAACATCAAACTTGGTGGGTGGTTGTTAGATTGCATCATGGAAGTAAGTGGTTGGTTTACAGTTAATACACAACTTCAACAAGGTAAAACAGTAAACTTTGTTGTACCTACCGATCAGTTTATGGCCATAAAGCAGGACATAATGCAGGAGAGCGAGTTGTTTGCTCCACTTGCATGGCCCATGCTTATAGAGCCAAATGATTGGTCAAAAGATCGATGTGGTGGCTACCTCCTTAATGAGGTAATGAAGGGACATGAAATGGTCCGCCGTGGTAACCCCAGCCTTATACAGGGGGAAACACCATTTGAATTCTTAAACAAGATTCAGAAGGTTGGTTACCGCTTGAACCCGTTTGTTGTAGAAGTTGCAGAGCATTTACTACAACAACAAATTGCAGTTGGTAAGTTTGTACCAATTGTGGAAATGCCACTGCCACCTAAACCAGTAGATATTGCTGACAACTATGACTCACGCAAAGACTACAGGCGCAAGGCCGCAGAGGTAAATAACATAAACAGCCAAGCCTTTCGACGCAGTTGTCGTACTCGTATGACAATGGAAGCCGTGCAAAGATTCAAAGATCGGGAACGATTCTTCATCCCCTGGAGCTTTGACTATCGCGGAAGAGCCTATCCGATACCCGCATTCCTCACACCCCAAGACACTGATTTTGGTAAATCCCTTCTTCAGTTTGCGGATGAATCATTCATCCACGACGGTGATCAAGAGTGGGTCGCTTTTCAAGTAGCCACTACGTATGGTCTTGATAAGGAACCTATGCACAAACGTATGGAATGGGTTAATCACAATCACGACCTTATCAGTCGTATTGCCACTGATCCCATTGGCAACCTTTGTGAATGGGAGGCTGCTTCCGAACCTTGGTGTTTTCTTGCTGCTTGCGAAGAGTATTATGCTTGTTTTATTGATTGTAGTCGCAGTTTTACCTGCCTACCTATCGCTGTTGACGCCACTTGCTCAGGATTACAAGTCTTGGCAGGGCTCGCCAGAGATAGATCAACGGCTCGATTGGTTAATGTACTCCCTGGGGAGAAACCTCAGGATGCTTACAGAGTCATTGCAGAGGAATCGAAACCACACATTCCAGAACGTTTACTTGAGCACTGGGACCGCAAAGCGGTAAAACGTACTGTAATGACTGTTCCTTACAACGCAAAGCCTATCTCCAACCGTGGTTACATTAAAGAAGCACTGAAGGAGAAAGGTGTTGAGGTTGATAAGGATGAACTTACGGTAATTGTTAAAGCGGTTCGCGAAGCAATGGATCGGATTGTACCCGGTCCAATGCGTGTAATGAAATGGATCGAGATTGAGGTTGCCGCTGCTATTAAACGCGGTGCTACATTTTTACAGTGGGAGACACCCTCTGGTTTTGTCGTCCATCAAAAACTAAATAAATACAAGACCAAGCAAATAGAACTGCAACTACTTGGTCGATGTGCCATGAAAATTGGTGAGGAAACAGACGTGGTTGATGTCAATCACCATAAAAACGCTACTGCCCCAAATCTTATCCACTCCCTTGATGCATCACTATTACACCTATCTGCAATCCGCTTTGACGCACCGCTGGCCCTCATACACGACTCGGTTTTGTGTCGTGCTACTGACATGGGTGTTCTTTCATCCATCGTCAGAGAAACTTACATGCACCTTTTTGCAGAGCAAGACTATCTAAAAGATTGGGCAAAACAGATTGGTGCCCTTACTGAACCTCCGATCGTGGGTGACCTAGCTCCCGAATCGGTTATTGAATCTACTTACTTTTTTTGCTGATGTCTAAACCACCCTTTGTCACTGCTGATCCCGTTGTACTTGAGGGATTTCAAGCAGTTCTGTGTCCCGGTAAGTTTGGCTATAGCCTTACTGCCGTGGTTGATGATGAAATGGTTCAACAACTAGAAGCTGATCGCACCGAAGTATTGAAGTGGTGTGAGTCAAAGCTTAAGAACCCGAAGCGTTCAACTCTTAAGCCCACCCCCTGGGAGGAAATTGAACCGGGTCGCAACAAACTTAAGTTCTCCTGGAAGGAGGATGCAAAACCTCCGATTGTTGACACCGAAGGTACACTTGTCACCGATGAAGAGACCCCTCTTTATAGTGGGTCAAAAGTAAAGCTGGCATTCGTACAGAAACCCTACATCCTTAAGGATGGTGTGACTTATGGCACATCACTCAAACTTAAAGGTGTACAAATTATTGAGCTTGGCGGGTCCACTGGTGGTGGCGAAGCTGAGCTGAGTGCTGAAGCAGCTGCCGAACTGTTTGGTACCGCTGAGGGCTTCCGTGCTGGTGATCCCGCACAAGTCGTTAGTGGTTCAACGGAGGTGAGTGAAGATGACTTCTGAATTAGATGACTGATTTCCGCTCAGGTCTGGAGAGAAAGGTTGCTGACCTTCTCTCTACCCTGGGGGTTGAATATGAATACGAAAGTAATACAGTACCATACGTACTAAAATGTAATTACACACCTGATTTTCTACTGCCTAATGGCGTCTATTTAGAAGCTAAGGGTCACCTGTCACCAGATGACCGGCGAAAGATGATCGCTGTCAAGAAACAAAACCCAGAGCTTGACATTCGATTTGTATTCCAAGCCCCTAACAATAAAATATACAAAGGATCTAAAACATCATACGCTAAATGGGCAGAGAGGAATGGGTTTCTCTGGGCTCACTATCACGCCATACCAATTGAATGGCTGAGTTAACTTCTGAATTCCTAAGGCATGAACCGTGTAACAGTTGTGGCAGTAGTGACGCTAACTCTTTGTACAGCGATGGCCATTCCTATTGCTTTTCGTGCCACACCTACACACATGGAGAAGATTACGACCCAATGCCCGTTAATCACAACATCCAGATTCAAGGGGAACCGGTACGGCTAGTAAAACGTAAGTTATCCGCAGAAGTGTGTCGTCAATATAAGATACACAGAGACGGCGATCTTCTGCGGTTTTATTATTGTGATGAGAACGGTCGTGTTGTTGGTTGTAAAACAAAGACCAAAAATAAAGATTTTAAATACGAAGGAAAGGTTCCAGGTACCTTATTTGGCCAGCACTTGTTTGCTTCCAAGGGTGTCCGCTTAGTAATCACAGAAGGTGAGTTGGATGCCGCCAGTGTTATGGTTGCTATGCCAACATGGCAGCACGTAAGCTTGCCAAGTGGGGCAGCTTCTGCCAAGAAATCAATTCAAAAACAACTCAGCTGGTTACAAGGCTGGGATGAGATTGTACTTTTCTTTGACAACGACGACGCTGGTAAACAAGCAACCGAGGAGGTTGCAGCAATCCTTCCACCTGGAAAGGTCTTTATAGCAAACCTGGATCATAAATACAAAGATGCAAGTGATGCCCTACAAGCAGGTGATGCAGAGGCTATTCGTCAAGCAGTGTGGAATGCAAAAGCCCACCGACCGGATGGAATTGTTGACGCAAAATCCCTACTGTCAATTGTAACTACACCAAACCCACCGAATGATCATGACTACCCCTTCAGCGGCCTTCAAGCCTTATTACACGGTATCAGATACGGAGAACTTATCACAATCACTGCAGGATCTGGTATCGGCAAGTCATCTTTCTGCAGGGAGCTTGCAGCTTCACTTTTACAGAGCGGAGAACGGGTCGGCTATTTGGCTCTTGAAGAATCGAATAGACGGACTGCACTCGGCTTGATGTCGGTTGCAGCAGGTAAATCATTACACATTGGAGAACATAGTGTCAAAGAGCTTACGCAGATTTACGACGACACTATTGCTAATTGGAATTTGTTCTTATTCGATGGCTTTGGTTCCTATGATCCAGATCTTATATACAACAGAATCGAATATCTTGCACAGGGACTCGACACCAAGGTAATTTTCCTTGATCACCTTTCAATCCTTTTAAGTGGACTTGATGGTGATGAGCGTCGAATGATAGATACCACAATGACAAAGCTTCGCAGCCTTGTTGAGCGTACGGGTATTTCATTGTTCCTGGTGTCCCACCTAAGGCGCTCAATGAACGATCAAGGACACGAAGAAGGTGCACGAGTTACGCTTGGACAACTTAGAGGAAGTGCAGCGATTGCACAGCTTTCTGACGGAGTTATCGCTCTCGAAAGGAATCAACAGAGTGGATCTAATGACTCTATTACAACTGTTAGAGTCCTCAAAAATAGATACTCTGGCGAAACTGGTATCGCCTGCACACTTAAATACGATTTAGATAAATGTAAATTCTATGAAAAACCAGCAGAGCAGTACTTTGACACCGAAGGGGATTTCTAAACCAAAACCACCAACCCCGGAAATGGTTGAACGTGCTCAATTCAAAGACAAAACGTATGTCTGGAATTACAAGTGAATCTTGTTTTTGACATAGAAACAAACGGACTACTACATGACCTTACCACAATCCATTGTATTGGCATACATAATCTTGACACCAAGGAGAATCATGCATTCAATGATGTCGGTGGTGAACCAATCACTCGGGCGATAGCCATGCTTGAAGAGGCGTGCCACGTTGTCGGGCACAACATAATTAACTTTGACATCCCAGCTATTAATTCGCTATACCCGTTCTTTTGTAAAACAAGTGGTGTAGTAGATACTTTGTTGCTGTCACGATTGTATAAAACCAACCTTTTGGAAATCGACAAGCAACGAAGATTTAATGGTATGCCAGAGAAGTTGTACAGCAGGCACAGTCTTGAAGCATATGGCTATCGGCTCGGTACTTACAAAGGAACCTTTGGAAAGGAAACCGATTGGTCAAATTGGTCACAAGAAATGCAGGATTACATGATGCAAGACGTTGCAGTGACTACAAAACTATGGATGTATTTCCAGAAATACCTAAGTGGGTCCAATTAGAAACCCGCGTTGCACAAATCCTAACTGAAGAAGAACTACATGGATGGTACTTTGACAAGAATGCTGCATGGCAACTTGCATCAACTCTCCGAAGTGAGTTGGAGGGCATTACTGAGTTACTACTCAACCGGCACCCTTTCGTACCCGGAGAAACTTTCACTCCTAAACGATCTAATCGAACCAAGGGTTACGTTGCAGGAGCAGAGTTCTTAAAACTTAAAGACTTAAATCCAACATCACGAGACCACATTGCATGGATCCTAGAGGAGAAGTATGGGTGGAACCCTACGATTTACACAGCAACTGGGAAGCCAGTTATCGACGAACCGATCCTCAAGGATTGCGTGACGAATGGGATCGAGATTGCCCAGCAGTTCCTGAGGATGTTGGAGATTACGAAGAGCCTTGGGATGATTTCCGAAGGCGCGAACGCATGGCTGAAGCTATGTACGAAATCTAATCGTATCCACCACCATTGCAGCGTTGCTACTAATACGCATCGTTGTGCACATAGACACCCAAATCTTGCGCAAACACCAAGTGATGAAAACTTTAGGAAATTATTTAGAGCTTCGCCGGGACTTACCATGGTGGGTGCCGACCTTAGTGGTATTGAGCTGCGTATGCTTGCCCATTATTTGGGTCGGTATGATGAAGGTCGCTATGCCGACATCCTACTCAACGGAGACATCCATCAAGTCAACGCAGATAAAATTGGAGTCTCCCGTAAATTAGTTAAAACAATTACCTACGCCTTTTTGTACGGAGCGGGTGATGTCAAGATAGGTCATAGTTATGACAAACAACTTTCTACATCCAAAGCCCAGAAAAAGGGTAAGGAAATACGTGCTGCTTACATCGATGCTATTCCGGGTTTGGCTGAGTTGCTTAAGGCTATCACTAAAGCTGCTGATCGTGGCTTTGTACGCAGTATTGATCGACGTAAAATTCTTGTTGACAGCCCCCACAAGGCGTTGAATTACTGCCTGCAAAGTGGAGCCGGCACCATCGCAAAGCGGTGGATGGTAATAGCAAATGACACTGTAAAGCAGTGCAAATTAGAAGCACACCAGCTTGCCTTTGTGCATGACGAGCTGCAATACGAAAGTCACCACCATCATGTTGATGACCTTAAGTTTGCTCTTGAAATGTCTGCTGCAGTTGCTGGTGAATACTACAACCTACGAATACCCATTGCAGCGGAAGCTGGTAGTGGGCCAACTTGGAACGACACCCATTAATGAAAGTAAAAAAATCACCCACCAAACAAGATTTTGAATCCAAAGCAAAATTTAAACATACGGCACAAGGTAACGGTAGGCGCTCTAAACCATCGCACGGTAGAAAACTGTTGCGAGGTCAAGGTAAATGAGCCTGCTGATTGATGCCGATTACATTGTATATAAAGCCTGTGCAGCAAACGAAACCGAAATTGATTACGGAGACGATGTTATCGTCGTCACTTCAAACTTCAGCGACGCCTATGAAGCCGTCCTCAGTGAACTCTATGGGATCGCTGAATGCCTTGGATGTTTTGATGATAGTATCCTTTTCTTTTCTGATAGTCGCAACTTCCGTAAGCTGTTATATCCAGCGTATAAGGGACAGCGTAACCGCAAAAAGCCCTGTGGATACAAGCGCGTCATCAATGCGCTTAAACAAGACTTCCAGGTAATTTCATACCCATCATTGGAAGCAGATGATGCTATTGGTATTTATGCCACAAAATTTCCAGGGAATATAGTTGTAAGCCCGGATAAAGACATGCGTCAGATTCCCGGTGATCTTTTTAACCTTACAGATCCTGTTATCACAATCACGCCTAATGAAGCAGATCGTTGGCACCTCGTACAATCAATGGCTGGCGACCAAACGGATGGTTATGGAGGCATACCGACTATTGGTGTAAAACGTGCAATTGCACTGCTGGATAAGAATGGTTGGAGCTGGGAGACAGTGGTTAAAGCCTATGAATCAAAAGATTTAACAGAAGATGATGCCCTTATGAATGCTCGTCTAGCAAAAATCTTACACGCTAAAAACTATGACGAAGAAACAGGAACCATTGCCTATTGGACCCCCTCCCCCGGTTACCGACTTGACGATGGAGCAGCAGTTTAAGTTGCGTCAAATAGAGGATGCTCTGAAAAAGCCAGAATCACAAAAAGAAGATATTATTACCGTATTTATAGCACTGCAACATCAGTGCTTTGTCCTCTCCAATACAGTATCAAATTTAGTCAAAAAATGGCCAACAGTCCCACCTACTACACCCGAGGGAAAATCGAAGTTTGGGATTTTATTCGAGACCAACGACTCAACTACCACCTAGGGTGCGCCATTAAATATATATGCCGCGCATGTTACAAAGGGTAAGATCAACAATCCCTGCAAACTGCATACATCAATGACCTGCAAAAGGCTATCCACTACCTTCAAGATGAATTGAATGCAAACACTACAAGCACAGGCGATCCAGTTTCGTCAAGCGTACGGGATCAAAAACAACCCAAACAACTCAAATACACAGTTGACTTTGATCGCTGAAGAGTACGAAGAATTTAGAGATGCTCTACACACACAAGGACAAGAAGAAGCTTTAAAAGAACTGGCAGATCTTGTGTATGTTTGCTTTCAATATGCAGAAAACATGGAATGGGACCTAGATACAGCAATGGTCCGTGTCCATGAATCGAATATGTCAAAACTTGGCGCTGATGGAAAGCCTATCCGCCGAGCTGATGGCAAGGTCCTTAAAGGTCCTAATTACAAACCCCCCGTATTGTCTGATTTAGTCGATGTCAATTACTGATCTTATTGCTCGTACTGGCCGAGTTCAATCCTGGATCGATGACCCCACCTCTCGCCTGCCCGTGTCATGCACGGTGTTTGTTGTAGAAGATAGTATTGAAGGTCCGAATGGTATTGAAGCCAGTTGGCGCTTTGTAAGCCATGCCTTGCGATTTGGTGCAGGGTGCGCCGTACACCTTTCCAAGCTGCGCCCAAAGGGCTCACAAAACGACAAAGGACTTGTGGCAAGTGGTCCCGTGTCCTTTGCAAAAATATATTCCACACTTAATGAAATCCTCCGCCGTGGTGGTGTTTACAAGAACGGTGCTGTGGTATGTCACCTTGATGTTAACCACCCTGATGCTCTTGAATTCATTACTGCGAGTCGTAGCGAACTTCCCTGGGTCAAGCGATGCATCAACATTACCGAAGAGTGGTGGAACAAGTGCACATTCAAAGAACAACTCCTAGACGGTATTCGTCGTGGAGATATTTGGTTGAACAAAGTTAAGTACGAAGGTAACAAGCGTGTCTACGGTAATGTATGTCTCGAAGTATATCTACCTTCTCGCGGCACTTGCTTGTTGCAGCATATTAATTTGGGTGCCTGTGATGTGGGTGATCTTGAGTCTGCATTTGTTGAAGGCATGACTCAGCTGTGCGACCTGCACGGTAAAACAAATGTAGATGAAAGTGGTGAATACCTCAGTCCGGTAGAAGATCGTCAAGTTGGTCTTGGGATGCTTGGACTTGCCAATCTTCTGCGTCGGTACAAAATTACCTACAAGGAGTTTGGCCAGGGGCTTGAAGACCTACTTAAAGGCAGGCTCAGCGCTAGTGCTGGATATGCCCTCGCAGATGCGCTTAGGATCGCCGTGGAGGGGGCTGCAACGGTCGCCCGGAACAATGGCATGGTTCGTGCATTTGCAGTGGCTCCTACGGCCTCCTGCAGCTATCGGTACAAAGATGCTGATGGCTTCACTACTACCCCCGAACTTGCTCCCCCTATCGCTCGTCACGTAGATCGTGATAGTGGTACCTTTGGTGTCCAGTCGTATGATTATGGTGATGTAGAAATCGCATCCGAAGTCGGCTGGGCAAATTATTTACGAGTAGTTAATGGTATTGTAAAACTACTCGACAACACGGGACTTCTTCACGGTTACAGCTTCAACTCTTGGAGTGACGTTGTAACCTACGACAATGCGTTCGTTGAAGAGTGGTTAGCATCTCCGCAGACTTCCCTTTACTACAGCTTGCAGGTAATGGGAGACACTCAAGACAAGAGTAATGTTTATGCTGCTCTTGACGAGTCAGATGTCGATACATACCTGGAGCAACTTCTTAATGATCCTGTTCCTGATTGTAATTGCGGCGAATGAACCCTTATCAAAAACTATTTAATCGTAAACGTACATGGACACCCGTGGAATGCACTGCGGGTGACGTAAAGGAGGGAGCAGAAGAAACCCTCCGCCGTGCCCTTGCTATTCGGCACATGGAACTACCAGTTGGTGATTTTATTAAAGATGCCCTCAAGAATGATGTCCCTGAAGCGTCGCGTTCTTTACTCCTATCCAACATCAAAGACGAGGAAAAGCACGACCTTGCTCTTGGTTACATTGCCAATGCTTTCGGAGTTGATGAAACAGCTGAGGCCGAAGCGTTACGACTCAAAGACGCATGGAATGCTCATCCTGATCACACGATCCTTAAAGCAATGGTTGCCGAGCGTGCAATTTTTTTCGTGCTCCTCCCGTTCTTCCGATTTAACGGTGATGCTGCAATGCGAACAGTCAGTGCGGACATAAGCCGAGATGAACAAGTACACGTGGCAACCAATAGTCTTGTTGCTAGGGAGTTGGGGCTTAGTATCAGTCCTTCTCTTGATAAACTCCGTAAGGCAACTATCAACTGGATCCTTCAGCCCCTAGGTAATAATACCCAGGACAAATATTTGGACAAAAAATTTTGGCTGGATCAAAGTGACAGTCTTATGTACGCAGGTAGGGCTGAAGGCCTTTTAGAAACACGCCGTGCACGTATGCCGGCATTCTTTGAACATAATAATGTCAATCTCCCTCAATACGCTTGAAACTTTTGGCTTTACAACCAAGCAAATCATAACCGAAATGGAGGAAAACTTCCCCCCGTTTAACCCATCTCCTTCGGATTCAATGCAAGTTCTTATGTATAAAGCTGGGCAAAGATCCGTGGTTGAGTGGTTTATTGATAAACTTCAAGAACAAGAATAACATGTACACACAAGCAGAAATTGCAGCCGGCTCAACGTATGGGATTGTTGGTTACAACAGAAAAGGTAAAGCAATTTATGGGCACACTCCAATAAACCCTGCGCTTATTCCACCTGAACCCCCAGCGCCACAAGCTGTTCCAAAGCCACCGTTACGTATTTCTAAAACACAAACTATGGGTGTAAAGCGTAACACTAAAACTAAAAATAAATCAAAAAACAATCTTCGGATTGGTCGATCAGCAAACGTCCAACCACTCCAAGCGGGTGCAGTTGGTTACACCGGACTCAGAATTAGTTAATCATGACAGCACGATCTAGGTATGAACTCCTGACTAAATACCGTCATCAGTTTCTAGACATGGCTGTTCAATGCTCTGAGCTGACCCTTCCATATCTCATTCAACGTGACGAGACACGGATCACATACAAAAACATTATTACGCCGTGGCAATCGGTAGGCGCCAAGTGTGTCGTAACTCTAGCAAGTAAGTTGATGCTTGCATTGCTACCACCACAGACAACGTTCTTTAAACTACAAGTAAGGGACGACAAACTTGGCACCGAACTGCCAGCAGAGATTCGATCCGAATTGGATCTTAGCTTTGCAAAGATTGAGCGTATGGTGATGGATAGTATTGCTGCATCAAGTGATCGAGTCACTGTGCATCAAGCTATCAAACACCTTGTGGTTGGTGGTAACGCACTGCTTTACATGAGCAAGGAAGGAATCAAGCATTACCCATTGAACCGTTATGTTGTAGACAGAGATGGAAACGGTAATGTCGTTGAGATTGTTACCAAAGAATTGATTCACAAAACACTACTACCAAAAGAGCATGTACAACCTAAGGATTACATGCACGATGGGGCTGCAGAAGAAAATGAAGTAGCCATTTATACTCATGTTAAACGCGATGGTAATCGTTGGGTGTGGTATCAAGAATGCTACGACCAAATCATCAAAGGTTCTGAAAGCAAAGCTCCTGCAGATGCATCGCCTTGGATTGTACTTAGGTTTAATTCAATCGATGGTGAGAACTATGGACGAGGACGAGTAGAAGAATTTTTTGGTGATCTCAAATCATTTGAGGGTCTTTCTCAAGCCATGGTTGAAGGCAGCGCAGTAGCTGCAAAAGTTGTCTTTACAGTATCCCCTTCTAGTACAACTAAACCAAAGACATTATCCCAAGCTGGAAACGGTGCCATTATCCAGGGAAGACCTGATGATATTGGTGTTGTCCAAGTGGGTAAAACTGCAGACTTTGCTACTGCGTTGCAACAAATGCAGACACTAGAGCGTCGTCTTGCGGAAGGTTTTCTTGTACTTACGGTGCGGCAAAGTGAACGTACCACTGCAGAAGAGGTGCGGCTTACACAAATGGAATTGGAACAACAACTTGGTGGACTTTTCAGCCTGCTGACGGTTGAGTTCCTGGTTTCGTATTTGAATCGTAAGTTGTTGGTCTTGCAACGCAGCGGTGAGTTACCACGTATTCCCAAGAACCTTGTTAAACCTACTATTGTTGCAGGTATTAATGCACTTGGTAGAGGGCAAGACAGGGAATCGCTTACTGCATTTATTACTACCATTGCACAGACACTTGGACCCGAAGCTTTAACTACGTATCTCAATGCTGATGAAGCTATTAAGCGATTGGCTGCAGCTCAAGGTATTGATGTATTGAACCTAGTTAAATCGATGGAAGAGCGTCAACAAGAGTCGCAAGCAGCAATGGCACAGCAGCAGCAAATGGAACTTACTAAACAAGCAAGTGCGTTTGCTCGTTCACCACAAGCTGATCCAACAAAGAATGTAAATGCACCACCTGTTTTAAATGGCCAGCAAGCGCAGCCGGAAGCCCCCGGAACAACCCAAGAAGGAACCAACACCGTTCAGTCAATTCCTGAATCCTCCTCCTAAATTTGACTTTAAGAGGATAAACCCTTTCAATAATCCACCAAAATCTAATGGCTAATATTCTTACACGTGATACTAGTGAACCCGAAATTGTAACTGAAGAGCGTGCAGCAGAAGAAGCTGATTCACTCCGCGTCGGAGAAGAACTACTTGCCGCTCAAGACCAACTGCTAGCAGGTAAGTACCGAGACGCTCAAGAGCTAGAAAAAGCTTATATCGAACTGCAGAGTAAACTTGGAGAAAAACAACCAGAGTCTGAACCAGAGGCACAAGAAGAACAAGCACCTTCTACTGCAGAATTGCTGAGAAAGTACCTCGATGGTGATAACGATGCGTTGGAAGGTCTTTCGGTTGAAGACATGGCGGAGTTATTCCGACAGCAACAACCAGAGCAACAACCGAAAGATGTTGATCTTAGTGATGACCAAGTAAACACAATCTTTGACTCAGTTGGCGGTGAACAAAACTACCAATCTCTTATGCAATGGGCTTCACAAAATCTCGATAAAGCTCAAATTGCTGCTTATGATTCCGCTGTTGATTCAGCAAACATGGCAGCTATAAACTTAGCGCTAAGAGGTTTGATTAGTGCATATCAAGATGCCAATGGTGTCGAAGGTCAAACTATTCAAGGTAAAGCTTCACCCAATAAAGCTAATAGTTACCGTTCTCATGCAGAACTAATCGCAGCAATGAGCGACCCACGATATGAAACCGACCCGGCATATCGAATGGACGTTATGAGCAAACTCGAAATGTCTGCCGAACTACAATTTTAATGTCAACTATTACTGAAGACGGCAATCGTCAAAACATCTACCCCAAAGAACCTCGAATGTATATGGACCCAAACTATCTTCAATCACATAACGAACGAGCAGAATTGATCAACGGACGCTTGGCAATGCTTGGTGTTATCGCTGCTATTGGTGCGTACGTAACCACTGGTCAATTGATTCCTGGTGTATTCTAATGACTATTAAACTTACCGATGCCGCTGTTTATTATGGCGGCCTAGAACATCAACGTGAAGCTTGGGAGTTCTTGCAAAGTAAACTCACCTCGGAAGTGTTGGATGAGTTTGGTAAGTTGTATAGGAAAAAAGAATCACGTCCGGTTTATGTAACTCTTTCTCAGTTGGCACACATTTGGGATTGTGATGAAAGTCTCATTCAACCACGTGAAATTGATGAACTCAATAGTTGTCTTGAGGAATTTGAAATTACCACGCCACTACGGATCAGTCATTTCTTAGCACAAACTGCCCATGAATCCGGTGGTGGTCGTTGGAAAAAAGAATTGTCGGATGGTTCCTATCTTGAAGGTAGGTGGGATCTAGGCAATAAAAAGACTGGTGATGGCCCCCGCTTTAAAGGTGCCGGCTATATCCAGCTCACTGGAAGAGAAAACTATCAACGCTTTTCTGATTACCTTGGTGATGCGAAAGTAATGGATGATTGTAATTATGTAGCGGAAGTATATCCGTTTACATCTGCTGGCTTCTGGTGGAAAGATAACAACATGAATGAATTGTGCGACACACATCCAACAGTCAAACAAGTCACTCTTAAAGTTAACGGTGGTTATAACGGTCTTGATGACCGACAAAAATATTTCTCTCGTTGCTTAGATGTTATCTAAGTCCTGTATTTTATTTTATTATGCTATCTACACTTATTGCTTCTGCTGCTATCTGGACCGCTTCTTGGTATGGACCTGGCTATCACGGTAAAATTACCGCTAATGGTGAAGTCTTTAATCAATGGGGTTCAACTGCTGCACACAAAACCTTGCCCTTCGGGACTCGCGTAAAAGTATGCAACAGGGATCTATGCGAAACAGTAAGAATTAATGATCGCGGACCTTTTATTTACGGAAGGGACATCGACCTTTCCCAAGGAACTGCTGAGCGCATTGGTATTATCAACCAAGGCGTTGCTCCTGTAACTTACACAATTATCAATTAATTCAATAATCAATGACCGCTATTGCAACCACTTCTAGTCAACGGCGGTCATCACTGTGGGATTCCTATCTCAACTGGGTGACCTCTACCGACAATCGTATTTATGTAGGGCATTTTGGTGCTCTAATGATTCCGTGTATCCTCACGGCTACAACCGCATTTATCTTGGCATTCATTGCCGCTCCACCCGTAGACATTGATGGCATTCGTGAACCAGTCGCCGGCTCACTTCTGTACGGCAACAACATCATCTCCGGTGCAGTTGTCCCAAGCAGTAACGCCATCGGGCTGCACCTATACCCCATCTGGGAAGCTAGTTCGCTTAGCGAATGGCTATACAACGGCGGACCTTATCAGCTTACCGTCTTCCACTTTCTTATCGGTGTCTTTGCTTACATGGGACGCGAATGGGAACTTAGTTATCGACTTGGAATGAGGCCCTGGATCAGTGTTGCCTATTCTGCTCCAGTCGCGGCTGCAACAGCCGTATTCCTTGTGTATCCTTTTGGTCAAGGTTCCTTCTCTGATGGAATGCCGTTGGGTATCTCGGGAACTTTCAATTATATGCTTGTGTTCCAGGCAGAACACAATATCCTCATGCACCCATTCCACATGCTTGGCGTGGCGGGTGTATTCGGTGGCAGCCTTTTTAGTGCGATGCACGGCAGCCTTGTCACATCCAGTCTTGTTCGTGAAACGACTGAAAACGAAAGCCATAACTATGGTTATAAGTTTGGTCAAGAAGAAGAAACATACAACATTGTAGCCGCACATGGATACTTTGGTAGACTCATTTTCCAATACGCTTCATTCAACAATAGCCGTAGCCTTCATTTCTTTCTTGCTGCTTGGCCCGTTGTTGGTATTTGGTTTGCTGCTTTGGGCGTTTCGACCATGGCTTTCAATCTTAATGGTTTCAACTTTAACCAGAGTATTGTCGAAAGTGAAGGACGTGTTATCAACACTTGGGCGGATATTTTGAACCGCGCTGGTCTTGGTATGGAAGTAATGCACGAGCGAAACGCTCACAACTTCCCGCTAGATCTTGCAACACATACCGCCCCATTAGTTGGGTAATAATTAGTTCAAGGGGCACCTCAGAGTCGGACCCCTTGTCCATTGGCAACAAGCCCTTACGAGGACACCTTGCTGCCGTCATGACGGTGGGATAGACCACAAAAATATAACAACTAAATAACTCAAAGCGCTTTGAGATAATGTAAATCCTTATCTCTTTTTTAATTACAATGGCTAACATGAATACCTGGAGTTACGGTTCTAGCGCCGCTCCAGTTCTTACTAATACTTATCCTTCCGGCGTACAGCCTATTGCTGATAAGTACGCAACTTATCTGAAACTGTTTAGTGGTGAGCTTTTCAAGGCTTACCAAGATGCACAAGTTGCAAAAGGTACTGTAACTAGCCGTACCCTGCGTAACGGTAAGTCTATGCAGTTCATCTTTACTGGTGGGCTTGATAGTCATTACCATACCCCCGGTACTCCTATTCTTGGTCAAAAGACTGATAGTGGCGGCGTACAGCCTGGTGCAACAGGTTATGGTGACTTGACTGGTGATGGCGGCCCTGTGACTAATGGATTGCCCGTAGCAGAAAAGACTATCATTTGTGATGACCTGCTGATTGCTAGCACCTTCGTCTACAACCTTGATGAAGTGTTTGCTCATTACGATCTGCGTGGTGAAATTGCCCGCAAGCTCGCATACGCACTGGCTAATCGCTACGACCAAAACATCTTTAAGACCGTTGCACAAGCTTCTCGTGAAGCAGCTGCTGTTACTGGTCAGACTGGTGGTAACGTCCTTTACATGGGCTCTGGTAATGCTTCTAACGCCGAAGCACTTGTGCAATCTTTCTACCGTGCTGCACAAATCTTCGACGAAAACAACATTCCTTCCAATGGACGTGTTGCTGTACTCTCCCCCGAGCAGTACTACGCATTGATTACCCAGGTCTCCAATAATGTGATCTCTCCCATCAACCGTGACGAGCAAGGCACTGCTGTGCGCTCTGGTTAGTGGGGTTATCAAATTGCTGGTATCACCATCAAGAAGTCGAACAATGTAATGGCTGATCGTTTCGATCACGTACGTGTTGCTGGTGAAAACAATGACTACCGCATCACTGGTGCCGATGGTACTGGTAATGGTGCTGGTACCTGTGGTCTTATCTACCACAAGGATTCCGTGGGTGTTGTTGAAGCTGTTGGTCCTCAAGTGCAGACCACCAATGGTGA